CCGGAGGACCCGGTGTCGGTAAAACCACAATCGCAAAAGCAATGCTTGAAGAACTCGGTTGTGATTATATTGTAAAGAATGGTTCTTTGAATGTTAATATAGATACCCTCCGATACGACATCTCTACTTTCGCATCTGCTGTTTCTCTAACAGGTACAGGTCGTAAGTATGTAATTTTTGACGAAGCAGATTATTTGAATGCAGCAAATGTTCAACCTGCTCTTCGTAATTTCATCGAAGAATATTCCGCGAATTGTGGATTTATCTTTACTTGTAATTTTAAGAATCGTATTATCAGTCCATTACGTTCTCGACTTTCTGAAGTTGACTTTACTATTGATACTGCAGATCGTCCAATGATGGCAATGGAATTCTTCAAACGTGTTAAGGCAATTCTTGACCGAGAAGAAGTTCAATACGATCCCAAAGTAGTTGCTAAAGTAATTGAAAAACACTTCCCTGATTTCCGTCGTGTATTGACTGAATTACAATCTTATGCTGCTTCAGGTAAAATTGACGAAGGTATCTTTGTTAATTTGAAAGAAGAATCTATTGATGATCTTTTCCGATTACTCAAAGGTAAGCAATTTACCGAAATGCGTAAATGGGTTGCTAAAAACTCTGACCAAGATATGAACGAAATGTTCCGTCGTATCTACGACAAAGCTTCTGATATGGTCACTCTACAATCTCAAGCAGGATTTATAGTTACACTTGCAGATTATATGTACAAGTCAGGTTTAGTTGCTGACCAAGAAATTAATATGGTTGCCTTCTTGACTGAAGTTATGATTGAATGTGAGTATGTATAATGCTTGGAAAAATAGAATGCTTCAACTGTGGAGCAAAAACAAGTAAAAAGAAATCCTTTACTGTTGAATTAAATACTTCCGAAGGTAAACACAAACTTCCTTTGTGCGAAGAATGCGGAAAGAGTTTTAATTCAATGGCAATGGAATTAGAGGAGATCCTGAATGAAAGACCTAAGCCCGTTTGATTTTATGAATGCTGCGTCCTTCTCAAAGGAGGATCTCATTCGCAACTCAGATATACCTGAACATACTGAAAAGCAATACAACGCCTTTATTGTGAACCGTGGCTTTGTTAATTTTGAAGATACTATATTACATGCAAACGAAATGAATATGCGCCATCACTTATTTGAAGGTGCTCAGTTTGATTACTATCGTTCTGTTCTTCGTAAGCGCAAGAGATTCTCAAAATGGCCGAAGGCTGATAAAGACATTGACCTAGATGCAATCCAACAAGTATATCAATGCAACCGAACGGTCGCAAAGCAATATCTAAAAGTTTTAAATAAAGAACAACTCGAAACAGTCCATGATAAACTGAATGAGGGTGGTTAAAATATGAATTTTATAAATAAATCATATGATGGTTATATACCATGCCACTACAAAAAATAATTTAAAAGGTGAATTTAAATCATGGACACAGATATTTTCAAAGGAGTTGGTATTGAAGTAGAACTTCCTACTCAAGACAGCTTTCTCAAAGTAAAAGAAACACTTACTCGTATCGGCATTTCGAGTCGTAAAGAAAAGAAGCTTTATCAATCTTGTCATATCTTGCACAAGCAAGGTAGATACTCTATTTTACATTTCAAAGAATTATTCATTTTAGACGGAAAGCATAATACTTTAACAGAAGAAGATATTTCTCGACGTAATACAATTGTGAACTTACTCGAAGAATGGGAACTTGTTAAAATCGTGGATCCTTCAAAGACTAAAGATCCTGTTGCTTCTCTAAATCAAATAAAAATCATTTCGTTTAAAGAAAAGAATGATTGGGAATTGACTGTAAAATATAACATTGGTAAAAAATAGCTATTGACATTCTTTAAGAACTGTTGTATAATATAAATAATTCTGTAGGACGCCGTAAGGGTCTTACAAACGGTGATGGGTAAAAACCATCAAATTATAATATCTAGCTTAATTAAGGAGATAAAATATGACTGGATTAAATATAAACCAACTACACCCATTTGCTGTTGGATTCGATAGAGTATTCGACAGATTAGTGGAGTTCCCACAAGTACATCAATCACAAGGCTTCCCGCCTTACAATATCAGAAGAGATGAAGACAAGTTCTTTATTGACCTTGCTTTAGCAGGACTTGATATTAACGATGTAGAAATCGAAGTAAAAGAAGATGTATTAACCATTCGTTCCACATGGGACGAAGCAGGTGATTACTTCAATGGCGGTGGTGATTATGTTCACCGCGGAATTTCCTTCAAGAAATTTACAAGAAGCTTTACTCTTGCAGATGATATTGAAGTAATTGATGCCAGCTTCACAAACGGTCTTTTAACTATCTCATTGGAAAGAATTATTCCTGAGAGTAAAAAGGCAAGAAAAATTAAGATTAATACTGAGAAAGAAGTTCTCAAAGGTTAATCTATTTTAATCCGGGAGGTCGCAATGGCCTCCCAACTGAAAAGGAAACTATATAATGAAACAAGTACCTAACGTAACTTTCAAAGTAAGAAACAGAAGTGTAGAGACCGGCGATTTTGAATGGCAATATCCTACTACCGATGATTATTTCAAAGGTAAGAGAGTTGTTATGTTTTCCCTGCCAGGAGCATTTACACCAACTTGTTCTAATAATCAGGTTCCAGGATTTGATGTCCTATATGACCAAATTATTGAAGCAGGTATTGATGAAGTATATTGTGTATCCTGTAATGATACATTCGTTATGAATGCATGGGCTCAAGATCTTAGAGTTAAAAATGTTAAATTAATTCCTGACGGATCTTGTGAATTTACAGCAGGTATGGATATGCTGGTCGCAAAAGACAATTTAGGTTTCGGTAAAAGATCTTGGAGATATGCTGCTGTCGTAGAAGACGGCGTTGTTGAAAAGATGTTTGTTGAGCCTGGGTTTGAAGATGACTGTCCTACAGATCCTTATGGAGAATCTTCACCTGAAACAGTTCTTGCTTATCTGAAAGGCGAATAGTTTAAAAACAATCCCCGTGGGTGACATCTCGCCGGGCCGTTTTTAGGGAGGACTTCGGTCCTCCTTTTTTATTGACTAGGTAATAATGCTTGAGCTGCAGTATCAGTGAATGTATAATTTTGAGATGTAGACTTATTAGCAGCATCAATATTAGTTTGTTGAGTATCACCTGCTTTAAGAACTACGATTGCATTGCCTGCACTTATCGCTCCTGATTCTATTGCATCAAGCGCGCTTTTCATAACTTCTTCCGATACATTAAGTTCTGCACCTTCTAAGAATGCGTTAAATTTTTCGACCTCAGACAGTTCATTTACTCTATCCTGATTACTAGTAAAACCTAAGAAATCTCCAGCACCACCTAAGAATCCATCGGGCGTAACATAAATAAAGTCACCTGCTTCTAATTGCCCAGATAAAATCCTTTGTGCTTCTACTTCTCTTATCTGTCTATAAACTTCTTCTTGTTCAGCAAGCTTCTCAGCATATCCTTCTTCCAGTTTTCTTACCATTTCTGGGTCAGTTACTATAAAATCTTCATACCGTTTAGTTTCTGTATTAAATACTTGACTCATACCTGCTGTTTCAGTTAAATTTAAAAACGCACGACGGTCAACTAAATCTCTCAGCCTATCTAATTCTTGTTTGGCTTCAAGTTTATTTTTAGCAATTGCTTCTGCATTACCAAGCTCAATGTCTTGAATTACAGAACTTACATCGGATGTAAATCCTGTTCCTTCTTCATTTATTTCAAACCCTGATATTTTTTCATATGCTGCTATTTCTTGTGGGAATAATACTTTCTTTCCATCAATATGATCTTGTAGCAATTTCTTAGCTTGTTCAACGCGAGTCAGTTGAACTTCTGCATCTAAGTCGGCAACTTCAATATCTTCAAGGTCATTACGATTCATTACCTCATATATTTTCTTACTTACTCCGTATGCAAAACCAAGAGCGGCACCAACGATTGCACCTTTGGGCCCAAAGTAAGAACCTATTGTTGCACCTGCTGCAGTATAACCTGCCATTGAAGCAGCGGCTGATGATGGTGTATCATAACCTACAGCTTCAGCCCTCAAAATCTGTTCGTCAGTCATATCATCAAATCGTATTGAATCTCTTATTTTCTCTCCAGCAAAAGCAAGCCCTGTCGCAACTAAACCTAATACTCCTGCCTTTAATAAATTTGTTGTAGTTAAGAATCCTGGAGCACTAGTCATTTGTGCACCTGACATTTTTGCGAGCGCAGTTGTTAATGCATTTGTTCTTAATGCTTCTCCTACTGCATTAACTGCCAATGGAACTCCGAAGTCAACTAATAACCAACTACTTAATACACCTGTAAACGCAGCCCATTTATTACTTCCTAACCATTCAGCAAGATCTTTAAAATTACTACCGATGGCTTCCCAATCAATACCTTCAATAAACTCGGTCATTGCACCACCAGTCCAGGCGTCAACAACTCCTCTTATAACATTGAAACCAACAAAACCAATTAATGCACCTTTTAATACTTTAGTTAAGAAACTTACTGGGTTAGATAATAATTGACCTGAGAGAGTATTTTCTTTTAAGGCTTTCATATTGTCTTCGCCTTGTTTCTTAATACGATCTCTTTTTTCTTGCTCTTGCTTTTCTTTTTCTGCTCTTTCGGCTCTTTCTAATTCTGCGTCATCAAGGTCAGCTTGTCTTTTCAGTTGGTCTCTGATTTGACCCATGAGCTCATCTCTTTCTTGACCTTCTTCAAATACTTGTTGTATTTGTGCGGCTGTTCCACCACCTGCTGCAGGGGAACCTGCTTGAATAGTACCTTGCTGACCATCGCCACCAACCATGACTCTTAATGATGCTGATATATCACCCAACAATCTATTCATTGAGTTAAAACTATCTTGGAATTTATCAAGCTTAATATTAACGGTCTTAATAGAATTTGTTCTACCGTCATTACGCAATAGCCTACCCTGCTCCATCAGAGTATCTATTATTGCTTTGGTATCTGCACTCATTTCAGCCATTTCTTATATTCCTGTTTACATAAAACTGTTTTTATTTGCTTGCGCTTCTTTTTGCTTTTCTAAAAATTCTAATAACATTTCAAAATATAAATCTCTTTCATAAGGCATCATACCTTCTATTTCGCTAACTGACCATTTATGGTGTTGCGCTAAACCGAAAATAATTTGATAATAATGCCCTAGGCTTATATGACTAAGGCCTAGGTAAAAAAAGTACGCATGCCCTCCACGACAAACGTTTTCTCATCACCATTACTATTCGTATATTTCAGTTCTTGTTTTAATTTTGGCATTGTTTCAAAAAAGGTAGTTACTTTTTTAATAACATCGCCTGACATACCGTCCATGAATTGTGCAATCTCTTCAGGAGTGTGATCTTTAAAGTTATGCACTTCATCTTCAGTTGCCAATTTATCTAAGCATGCAATTAATATTCTATAATTCATTAGCGGATCATTTGTATCCATATCAAGTATTCCAGCAAACTCATCAATAGAAGGATACTTCAAATATAAAACCAAATCATCATTAATCTGTATTTCTTTTTTGTGGTCAGGATTGTGTGTAACTTCCATTGAATCCACATCAAAGTCAAGCCTAACTTGTTCTTGCGTATCTGGGTCAGTAATCATAAACTCTGTTGTATTACTGATTGAGCTTGACCTTAATTTTAGAAACACATACTCTAAATCAATCATCGCAATTTCATTAATATCAATATCAAATAAACAATTATTCACAACTTGTTTAATTGCCATCATTTCAGCATGCGGATCTTTTGTCTCCGCTGCCACTAAGAGGATCTTTTCCTCTTTAACCGTAAACGGCCTATATTTAACTTTACCTCCTGTGCTGGGTAATACCAACTCATTTAAAGGTAAATCAATTTTTGGTAATGCCATAATATATTTCTCCTAATTAATTACCACTTATCCATTTGGGATATTGTCTGACACATTGTCAACCGCATTTCCCAATCTTTGTAATCTGTTAACCGCATCTTGTATACTTCTTGGCTTTCCTGCCTTTAAAGTACCTCTTACAGTATCGGCGAACCCTGCGAGATCGCCAAGTAAATCTAATAAACCACCACCTCTTGTTGAACGAGCTCCTGTGCTTCCTGCTTTATCAGCTGAGAATTTATAATCCTCAAAAGCAAAGTCAACTGATATTGTGGCAGGTGTTGTTGCTGCATCCCAAGATAACGCAATCGGTGATACTTTAATTGGAAATGCAGTTTCTAAATTTGCTGCGTAATAAACACCTGGGTCACTTTGTGTTGAATAGTGTCTTATTTCCATATCACATTTATAATTATCTCTGAATCCAGATTCTCCTTTTAATCTTCCCATTCCATCATCAGTACCATCTTCTCCAAACATTCCACCTGCTGAACTAAAGTTCATTACTTCTCTCATCCATCTATGAAAGAACCTGACTGTATTGTGGTCTGAATCGCAATAGAAAGTACAGGTCACAGGTCCTGGGTTAGTGACAGAATTTGGAACTGCTCTCGATAATTGTCCGATATAATCAAATGTTCCTGTATTGATATCCACACCAGGAAAAGATACTCCAGAACAAAACAACGAAAATTCTCTCATTGTAAAATCGGAAACCTTTTCGTCCGTTAATTTTTGATACCAAAGTGGAGGACTTATTCTTACTTCAAACAAATCCGTCCTAGCAGGACCACCAAATCTGTCCATTGATGCTTTAAATTTTGAAATGTTAAATGACATATATTATCCTGCTATAATCTTTCTTGAATCTGCCCAAACTCTTCGGACACCTTGT